TTTTAAAACTAGCCTCTGTGTAAACATACTCTGTACTGTCCTCAATTTCTAATTCCTCAGAATGTTTCATTAAGTCTAAAACAACTTTGTGTATATCTGCAATAGCCACACCTAATGTTTCACATAGCTTTCTATATTTTTGACCTAGCTTTGGACTAGGTGCCCATCCAGTTGTATATCCACAATTAAAACAATGGTAACTTATTTTAGCACTACTTTGAATTACACCTGCACGTTTTCTTTTGTCGCTACATAGCGGACAATCAAATGTTATCCAACCACTAGGAGTTTTGCCGGAGTTTAAGGGCAAATTATCCATAAGTAATCGATGTACTTGGTCTACTAGTTCATGATGATGCATATACAGTTATTATAACAGCATTATGCTAAGAAGTCAATTAATTTCTTAACTGAAACTTATCTATTGTGCCGGTTGTTGGCTGATATTTAACTCTAATCCAATTAGTGTTAATTTTAAAGTTGTAAGGATCTACTATAGTGGTTGCTGTCGCCACGGGAATGTGTGGTTCTCCAAAGTCGCCTTGTACATTTATGTCATACCAATCAGTATCAGCTGAAGGTGTTGTTTCTAATGCACTACCTTGTAAGTGAATGTTGCCAGAAAAGCCTGTTAAGTAAAATGCACATGTATGAGATCCGTTTTGGTTATTATCCATATTGCCAAACATTGCACTAGTAACAAACGTATTGGCGGGATCGCCATTATCAGTGTTTGCTGTTTGTGTAAATGTAGTTGTTTCTTGAGTTGGAATTGGTTCGTACTCCAACGAGCTCTTTACTTCCAAGTCTGTTACAATTCGGTCATTTTGGTTTGCATATAAAGGATATTCTGATTCACCATTATCTGCAGACTCGGTAATAGCAATAGTGTAAAGCCCTGCACCAATGTTGTTCAAATCTGATGGGACCAAATCAAGTGTTGCTTCACCTGTTGTACCGCTGTTAACCAACGTAAGTTGCTTGAGCATTATTCTACGTTTGGTATTTGGGTTCATTATAGTTGCATATAGAGCTTTAGTGCTAATATTTTGCAAAGCTCTATCTCTATTTCTTACAAAGAAACTTAACTTATTATTAAACCCTTTGTGGACTGTTAATTTATTTTGATTCATAGGTCTATTATCCGTTTTTATGCCTTCTGTCGTTAAAACTAAGTCTAACGACTGGTTTCCTAAATTATATATTGTATGACTACCGTTAAAGGACATTATTTAATTCCATGTTTGTTATGTATTTATCCATTTTGTCTATAAATACTTTTGATGACTAATGAGACTAACCTACAAGAGAAATTCCCTTTTTTAACTGGAATGGCGTACAATGGTAAAGACTACGTCGGTATTGTCCAGAACAAAGATAATCAAATTATAAGTTTTTACGATATTGACAAATGTCGAAACAGTAAAGAAAAGAAAATAATGATGGAATGTGGCGACTTATGGTGGTGGGAATCTAATAGGATGTTACCAATCGATGTATTTCTGTTCCATGAGATGCAAGAATTTAGGCATTGTGTTAGTACATTTATCTTAAAAGAGACTGAAGTACTTTTTGGGCCTGTAACTAGTATGCAAAACATACTTAAAAAGCGGATCAAACGTAGAAGTATTCAGTTAGTTAAAAAGACAGACACTTAGCCTAATTGCTCGATAATTAAATTCAACTGCACTATAATAGCTGTAGCATAACCAATTGCATGACTTCTTTTGAAGAAGTATTCATCAGTCTGTTCCCATACTTCGCTTAATATTACTTCCCAACTATTACCAACTAAGTGTCGTTTGCCTGGTCGTATAAGTGCAAGTATTATTGCCAAGTCTTCTACACTTTTAGGTAAATGTTGCTTAACAATTTCGTAATGTTTATTAATATGAAACAGTTGGTCAACAATTTCTTTATGCTCAAACAACTCCCACATAGGTTCTGTTGCTAAAAGTTTATCTAAATGTTCTTCATTTTTAATGCCGTTGTAAATATGATTATTCAATACATCTAATTTAAAGTAACCAACTGCTTCTGCTTCTTTATGGTCTATTGTACTAATACCCGTTAACGGAAACATAGGAATAGGTTGCACATACACACCAGTGTTATGCTTTTCAAATTCTATTCCACGTTTGATACTCGCTGGTGTATGTTCAATAAGTTCTAATAACTTATCTCTATTAGCCATATCAATGTCTACGTCAAAATCTATATTCATAATTCTTTTCCAGCAAAATCTGATGCCATTGGAAATACTTTTGCAATAACTTCTGCAATAGCATGAGCTAGTTCCATATGCTCTAACTGTGTACCGTTAGCACCACGTAATCCAATATAATGAATCCAACTACGAAGCGTACCGTTCACATAGAGTCTACTTAACGTGTTGCCTTCCGGTAGTACTGCTCTTGCTTGTTCTTTTGCAATGTCTTTGCTTATAGCCCAATTGTATGCGTCTAGTGAAGCATCTATAACTCTCTGTTGCTTGTTTTTCCATTCACCTTGAAGTACAGCATGTCCATCCATCTCAGGATCAAGCTCAATACTATTTTGCCTATTAACAGGATCTTGTAGTCGTGCTTGCCTAATTTCAAATGACAAGTCTTTTGTTGGGTCTGCATAACGCTGACTAAACTCTTGGAAACTAAAACTTCTGTGTCTCAATAATTGTCTAGCAATGTCTCTAGTAGTTTCTACTTCCATGCAAACACTTACCATCTCAAGTGGACTCCAGTGTTTATGCTTAATAAGATAATTAACAAGTTTCTCGTTTGATGCTGTATTGTGTTGATTTTCTGGATTGCTTACTCTGGCACAATACGCCACTAATCCTAAAAGACTTGAGTCTCCCATATTATCTCCTATAGTTGGTGTAACTACTGCAGGTGATTGACTGTAACTAATTATCGTTGCTTTCATAAATTTGCTTCCTCGCATGTTTGTTTAATTTCTGCTACTTCGTCCTTGTTCTTTTTAAATAGTTTCATCCAAAATGGAGGATCTATGTTATCTTGTATCATTTTTACTTGTTCGTCATTAAAACGTTCTAGTAATGTTCCGCCTGTGTCACTTAAATACAATACCCATGGACTTACTTTACCTGAACGTATATCATATACTGCTCTACTAGGAGATACATTAACAAAGTATGTCTGCCATGCTTCGTTATGTTCTTCTCCCCACTTAGCCATATGAATTATAGTTCGCTCTAATGCTTTTAGACCAGGCTCTTTTTTTACATATTCTTTTAAAAACTTATCGTACTGTGCATCTGATATCCATAACTTTAGTTTTACGCCTGTTTTAATTAACCATTCTGTAAACAATTCTGGTTGTAACCATTCATTAACTTGACATGCTCTGCCAAATTTAACAAACGATCCATAATAAGGACTTACAATAAAGTCTTCCATGGACTTAGGATGTTTAGCACTAGTATTCAAATCATAAAACATTTGGAATGCACGGTGGCTTAATCGTATATGGCTCATATCTTTATCTGCAAATCTTCTTTTCTTTACACACATATGAACTGCCAGAGTAGTCTCTGACTTAAATGATTTTTTGCACCATTTACATTCCATTATTTAAATATCTCTTTTATCTCTTTATCAAGTACTCCGGCATCTTTAACATATTGCTTGAGTTCATCTTTCGTGTTTATACTTAATAATAACTCTAACTCATCATGCTTTAAATGTGGCAGTAGTTCTGATATTGCTGTAAACACTTTGTTCTTCTTTTTCCTAGTATTCGGCGGTTTAATATATTCATGATTCTGTGGTTTGCCACAACCGGCTACTGTAAACAATAGCCATTGCAGTTCTGGATGTTTACTAACATCACTGAATCTATTATTAATACACTCGTTGACCATATACAAGTAGTCTGCCGACATATTGCCTCTAACACAACTAGCATAACGCATCATCATCCAAGCACTAAATGCCTTTTTCTTTTCTGCATCAAGCCTAGTATACCAGCCACGGTCTTTTACGTCAATAGCTCGCATAACTTCTGATAGTGGTATAGCCGGTGCTTTCTTCTTAGCCGCCATGATAATCCTTGTATATTTGTATAAAGTAGGGTTCGCCATTTGCTACGTTGGCTTTCCATATAGATCCTGTGTCGTCATCAGCAGTATCGCTGATATATTTATGACAATGGAAATCTACACCTTCATTTTTACAAACTTTTGCAATTGCAAAGGCTTCCATTTCAACTATGTCTGCAAGTATGTCTAAATTAGGATCTGTAATAAAATCATCACCTGTGCTACAAGAAATTCCTTCACCAATAACTATCTTTCTGCTGTTTGGTTCAAAAGGAGTCTCTCCTAGTTCAATGCCAAACGGTGTACACTTCATATCACGTTGTACAACTACACCAACTTGATGTATGCCTTCATGCAATGTAATGCCTCCGGCGGTGCCGAAGTTCCATACACGTTCCGGCTTATATCGTTCTACTAACTTTGCCGCTGTGATACTTGCATTAACTTTACCTACTCCAGTAAAGAAAACGTTTTCCCATGATGCCATTTCAGGAGCTTCTTTCTCCAATGCTATTAAAATTATGTCTTTTATATTACTCACCTTCAAATTCAATTAATGTATTTACGCTATAACCGTGTTGCTTTATTATAGCACTTCCTTCTAAGCTGGGCAAGTTTATTACAGCCAATATTAAAATATTTTCTTTAGGTACATCAAAACATTCGTGTACTAAGTCTGCACAAGCTATTGCTGTACCACCTGTTGCAATTAAGTCATCTATAATAACAACTTTATCGTGCTCAGCTATTTCTGTAACTTTTTGTATTTCTAAACTTGTACTTCCGTACTCTAAATCAAAATCACGTTTGTATGTTGAGTTAGGTAACTTGCCGGGCTTACGAGCCATTACAAACGGAATGTCTAAGTCCCTGGCAATTGGTGCGCCAAAGATAAATCCTCTACTTTCTATACCAACTAGTTTAGTTGCTTTAAAATCCAATGTCAGCGAAGATAAATCTACTAGCGATTTATTAAATGCTTCAGGGTTCTCTATTAAGCTAGTTATATCTTTAAACTGTATGCCTGGGATAGGAAAGTCTGGTACTGTTCTAATACAATCTTTTAAATCGATATTATAACTACTCAGCGTCGGCAAGCTCATCGTCGTACTCTTCCCAATAATTTTCCTTCAGATAATCCATGCTGTATTGGTCGGCGGTGTCATGCCATTTCATATTCATGTAGCCTACACTTGCATAGTAACCTTTGCCAGTAGTATCAGCATTATCCCAATCTTTATCGATAAGTTCTTTATCATACCAAAGGTCTTCGACTATTTCGCCCATCATTGTTTCAGTAGTATTAAACGCAATTTTCTTAGGGTCGAAATCTTCGCCGATTGTCTCAATAAACCATGCGCCGAAGCCGCCTTTTTCTGAACTATGAAATTGCATTACTGGTTTATAATTTGTCATGTCCTCTGGCTTCTTTTTATCGTGATATGCTTCTCTTCCGTATAGATGATAAGCATCAAAGTCTTTTTGGTTTTCGTACAGGTAATCATCTGAACCATTTGCCGGAACTTCTTCGTATGTGAATTGGTCATCTGCATAAGCACCATTTATATGTTCGATATCATCTGTCTCAGTCCATGAATCAAAGTCTTCATATGGCTCCGGGTGGTCAGTATCTATATCTTCTTCATCCCATCCAAAACTAGTAATATGATCTATTAGTTCTGATTCATCTCTATTTAGAAAATGATCTACAAACTTTTCACTAACTTCGCCGATTGTTACTTCACCGCCTCTATATCCAGACTCAATTCTAAAGCGTCTTTTTGAACCTTTTATCTTTTGGGTCATTTTTTCTATATCTTTATCTATATTTTTATTTAATTTCATTTTTTCTCCTAGTCAATCAAATGACCTATTTCTATTTCTTGTGGTATTTTATTTGCCTCTTTAACAAACATGGCACACTTAGGATTGGCTTTGGTCTCCAAAGGAACAATTAACATGTGTCCATTCTTTAATTTAGGAAAAAACCATTTAACATCTTGGAAGATATTTGTAATTTTAATTTCCACTGGTGACAATAGAGAGCCGCTTAATGGATTAAACACGACTGTTAAAAATCCTCTATTGTTCAAACTCGTTAATGGAATAACTTCTACTCCACTTAAATCTTCATCTGTTATTGCTATACTCCAATCCATTGGCATTTGGATATTGTATTCTCCAATCTGCAAACATATTGCTGGTGCATAAAAACTCTCCAGGAATATGAGTGGTAAGAAATAGTAATCCATAAACGTCGGATCTGTTGTATCAAAAACACCAAACCGAATATCATCTATCTGATCCGGTACTTGATCTATTTCAAATACTGTATTATCGACTGTTAATATTTTCATTTATACTCCACTTTAGTAACTGTAAATTTGAAAGATTGCTCTTTGTAAAATGCTTTTCTTTTTGTCAAATGACGTTTACTATATTTTAAATTACTAGTTACATCAATTACCTGTAAATAGTCCTTGTCTTCTGCTTTACGGATTCCTCTACCGATACTCTGAATTACCCTAACAAAACTCTTGCCTGGTTCTACCATTACAAGATTAAAAATCCTAGGTATGTTAATACCAACTGCGGCAACTCCGTAAGTTGCTACAATTACTTTATTATCCATGTCTGATACTTCAGCATATTCTTCCTGCCGGTCTTTCACTTTCATTGCACCTGATATAAATGCCCAATCAGGATTTCTTTCTTTAAACATTTCGCCTGTTTTAATTCTATCAATTAGCACTAGTGTATTTCCGCTGTCAGACAATCCATTAATAATTGAAGACAAATGGTCTATACGTTTAGGATCTGTTACTAGCCACTTTAGTTCTTGTGCATAACTAGTAAAGCCTTGTACACCATCCTGCATTTGAAAAATATTAATATCTAGGTCTGCTAGAACGCCTCTATCTTGTAACTCTTTACTGCTTAAATTTCCAGTAACTGGACCTAAGCAACAAGTACATCCAACTGCTTCGTGTTCTTCTTGTGGTATTGTGCCTGTTAATCCCCAACGGATTGGAACATTAGCAAACACTCCTCCTAATAGTTTCTGAAGTACATCAGCTTTTGCTTTGTGTACTTCATCTACCATAATACAAACTACTCCATCTAAGAACTCGTCTATTGGAAAGTCTGCTTCAAACTTTTTACTCTTCTTTTCTAATACTGCTAAACTTTGCCATGTACAAATAGTATGAGTTTTATCATATTGTTTTCTATCACCAAACAACACACCAACATCAAGTCCTAAATTCTTATAATCTTTTTCTGTTTGTACTACTAAGTCTTTATTAGGAACAATAACTATACTACGCCCATATGGCTCACATATATCGCTTAAGGCGGCTGTTATGAGCGTCTTACCAGCTCCTGTAGCCACTTCCTGTAGGCTCTGTGTATTCTTTAAAAAGTTATTAATAACTTCTACTTGATAATCTCTTAGTATTACCGGTGAACCTTCAGCTGGGTGACCTTTGGACCACATAGTGTTTTCGTATTTTAACTCCGTTACAGGATCAAACTCAAATTTCCATTCGTCCCTCTGGTCATCTAATTCTACACTATATCCGCAGTCTTGAACTATGGGTAGTAATTTATCCAATAAGTTCATG